ATTGCAAAGGGCAAGATGAGTGCGGCTTATTGGGCTAACAAGGTCAAGTGGTAATATGTTCTATCCAAGAGGCGGAAGTGAGATTATTGTTGGAGACGATGAGTGTCAGGTAAGGGTAAACCTTCCACCTGATGGGATGGTATGGAATCACAAGAAAAATCAACTTGAGCCTGCTTACATAATAAAGAGGTCAGACATTAAGGAGGAGCAGTACTGGGAACAACAGAAACTTCCAAATAATTACAGAGACAGAAGAGCCAAGGAAAAAAATGCTCAGGCAATTGACGAGACATATGTCGATCCTGAACTTGAGGAATTCAGAATTCAGGAATGGCACCGCCGTCTGTATGGCACTTGGTTTTGGAATAACGGTAAGATGGAATACATCACCGGAACCAACTACTTATTCCTAAACTATTGGGTATTGGATGACGGCCTTCCTGAGTTTCGAATTACAGATACAGAGTTTTTCTATGCTTGGGCTGCCATATGCGAGAATCCAGACGCGGCAGGAATGGTGCTTCTTACAAAGAGAAGGCAGGGAAAGACAGCTAAATCCGGCGTAATTCTGTACGACAGGACATCTACAACAAGGAGGGTAAGGGGTGGTATACAGTCAAAGACCGAGGAAGATGCCAAGGAAATTGTCTTCTTTAATGGCGTTGTGCTACCATTCTTGTACATGGCTGATTTTTTTGTCCCTAAGTTTGACAAGGGTAGGGAGTGGCCGCCAAAAGACTCCGTTAGATTTTTTGCTCAGGGTCAGCGTGGTAAGGATGTGAAGGTTGAGTTTCAGGACTATGAAGACCCAAAGTATCTTGAGTCTTGGATAGACTACAAGAACTCAAAGGAGAAGGCATATGACGGATCAAAGCTTTATACATATGTTGGCGATGAGGTTGCAAAGACAAGCAATGTGGATGTACATAAGAGACACTACGTTGTAAGAAAGACATTGATTGCAAGAGATGGATTTACAATTACCGGTAAGGCTTTATATACCACGACCATTGAGGAGATGGATAACTCTTCCCATAGATTTAAAATGCTTTGGGATGAGTCAGACCAGTCTCAGTTAATTGATAAGAATTCAAATAAGAATAGGACTAAGTCTTGGCTATATAGGTGGTTTATCCCAGCATATAAGACTATATTCTATAATAAGTATGGATATCCTGATGAGAAGAAGGCAAAGGAATTCTACATGTCTGAGCGTGACAACCTCAGAGATAATCCACATGCACTGGCAACTGAGATCCGTCAGAATCCATTTAGCTGGAAGGAAGCATTTAGAAGCGATGGAGACACATGTATATATAATCCACTGATTATAGAGAATAGACTTGAGGAGTTGATGTGGAAGAAAAAGATTGTTACACGCGGAGACTTGCAGTGGACTGACAATCAAAAGAAGGACGAGGTTAAATTTGTTGAAAACCCAAACGGAAGATTCTATGTATATGCCGAGCCAGATATACCAAACGATATTAAACGAAGCATGTCAGGACATCCAAAGCCAAATGCATTCAATAAATATGTCATCGGATGCGACCCCTTTGATCACGTTCGTACCAAGAACGGAAGGTTCTCAAATGGAGCCGCCGCAGTATACAAGCGTCACGACAGTCTCAATAAGACCGGAGACAATTTTGTGTGTGTTTACTTAGGAAGACCATCACACCCATACATATTCTACGAAGAGATGGCGATGCTTTGTCATTGGTATGGATGCAAGTTATTGTTTGAGGATCAGAAGACTGGTATCAGGCATTACTTTGAGATGGAAAGAAACTACGGAGACTTCCTGCTTAAGAATGATAAAGGCGATGTAGGTATATCTGCATCTGCAAAGACACACCTTGAGATAGTTGAAGAGACAAGCATATTCATAACAGATAATGGCAACAAGGTTGCATTCATTGACATGCTTACAGACTGGAAAAATTTCAAGGTAGAAGACACTGAAGACTTTGACTTGGCCATGGCATCTGGCTACGCATTGATAGCAAATTCAAGGATGAGGCGAGTAAATGACAAGAGATCACAGCGCAAGCCATTTGACATTAAAGACCTGATGAGGCTATAATTTCTTGACTTTTCAGAATGCCTTGCGATATTGCCCTGACAAATAACAAGGTATGACATCACTACCACGTAGCGACATTAACCCCAAAAACAAAGATAAGGATTGGTATATTAATATGTCAAGGGGTATATGGAGCGATTGGCAGGCTCTTAGAACACACAGCTTTGCTGCTGGTGCAGGAAGATATAACAGACTTGAGTTCTATGCTCAGGGTAAGCAGCCAGTAGATCAATATAAGCCAAGACTCAATATAGACGACAAGGATAAGATCCAGTGGGTTGCGATAGACTGGACTCCAATTCCCGTTCTTCCTAAAATGATCAGGATTGTGAATAGTCTTTTTAGAAAGATTAAAATGATTCCTGATGTTCGTACAATAGATCCGTACTCTGACTACGATAAGAAGGACTACTATGACACGGAGATGGCAAACATTAACATGCGCCAGATTCTTGGTCAGGCTGGTCTTGATCCAACAATTGTAGATTCAGGTGAGCAGGATCAGCCAAAGACAGAGGAGGAACTTAAGATTAAGATGGACTTCCAGTGGAAGCATAATCTTACAATAGCAATTGAGAAAGGTCTTGATAAGTTTGCAATAGACACCGAGTGGGAAGAGGAGAGAGAAAAGGTTAGAGATAGCCTTATTAAGAAGGGTGCCGGTGGATATAAGATATACACTGAAAAAGAAACTGGTAAGGTTTGTGCAAGGGCTGTAGATATAACTCAATTCATATGCTCTTCAACAAAGGATCCGTACATGCGCGACATATGGTATGCCGGAGAGATTGTGTACATGCTTATCAGTGAGATCAGAGAAGAACTTGGAGACAGTATAACTGAGCAGCAACTTGAAGAGGTTGCCATGCGTAATAGGGGAAAGAATGGAAATCCAATGTACTATGAAAATGCTACACGTAACAGTATAGCCTCATATGATAACGCAAGGATACCAGTTCTTGATCTTTCATTTAAAAGTGAGAACCTATACTGGTACGAAAAGCGCCAGTTTGAAAATGGGAACTTTGTAATTGGAAAGACAGACTCAAGAAGAAATAAGAAGGACAGGGTATATTACGAAGATAAGAGAAGCGACATATTCAAAGTTAAGTGGCTTATAGATACAGAGTATGCCTATGACTTTGGATTAGAGAATGACATGGTAAAGAAGGCGAGCAAGTACTGGGATGCCGCAATGCCATACATAATGCACGCTCCAAGTTTACACCAGATGGAGACAACTTCTATTGTAGAAGAACTGGTTCCTCTGGTAGATGCAATTCATCTTGCTTGGTATAAACTTCAGAATGTTGTTGCTCAGGCAAGACCAAAGGGTATTGAGATAGAGATCGGCGCACTTGAAGATGTATCATTACAAGGAAATGGAGAGACACTTACGCCTGTACAACTTATTGACTTGTTTAATAAGAAAGGTATTCTGGTCTATCGTAGGCTTGATGCTGCTGGCAACGTATCTAACTATTCTCCAATACGAGAGTTAAACAACGGTCTTGGTAATGAGGCTCAGGAATACTTTGCGCTCATAAATAATAACTTCGCCTTGATAAAGTCATTCATTGGATTGAATGACCTTACAGATGGATCTACACCAGATGAACGTACATTAAATGGTGTTGCATCACTTGCTGCCGAGGCTACAAACAATGCATTACATCACATATTCAATGCTGAGAAAAATCTATTTGAACGCCTCTTTGATAACGCTGCTACTCGTATTTATGACAGTATCACGTTTAAGAAAAGCAATTACTATGCTGATTCATTTGGCCAGACCATATATCAGTACATAACTAAGATGCAGCATAAGCCGCTAAGAGAACTTGGCGTCAAGGTTGACTTTGCACCTAATGAAGGTCAAAAACAAAAACTTGAGAATGACTCTAATCAGGCAATAGCTGCAGGCCAAATAACATTAGCTGACAAGTATGAGATATTGGGTATCGAAAACATTAAACTTGCTCAACAGGTTCTTGCATATCGTATTAAGAAAAATACAGATGCTGCTCATGACAGAGAAATGCAAAAGATACAGGCGGCGACAGATCAGCAGAAACAGTCAGTACTTGTTGCTGAGGATGAAAAAAGAAAAACTCTTCAGATCGAATTACAGGCAAAGATGGCCTTACTTCAGGAGGAGTACAAACTCAAGATGCAGTTAGAGATGATTAAGATTGACGCGTCTGGATATAACAAGTCAGAAGAACTTGATAAGAAAAAAGAGATACAGGGGGTAACAAATGACGGGTTACTCAAGGTAGCACAAGAAAAACAAAAACCAAAACAAAAATGAAAGAACTTTATTTTAAACCCAACCTATTCATATCCTCGTACAGAGGAGCATTATCTTCGCTTGTTGCACCAGCAAGTACAGCACCATTCTTTGTAATATCAGGAGCAACAGATAAGGTTATAGCACTTAAAAGAATAAGAATTAGTGGAGCAACACTTACTGCTGTTGCTTATCTTAACTTGGCTCTTGCAAAATATTCAACTGCGCCAACTGGTGGAACTGCATCTACAATAACAGCTGTTTCTTATAAGTCTAATCAAACAGCATCAAGCGCATCCCTTATTCAGGGATATACTGCTGCACCTACAGCAGGAACACTTGTTGGTGATATTGCAACAGAACGAATTCTTGGTCAGGCTACAACAGCCACATCAAGCAGCTATCTTTATGACTATGAATTTGTTTTTGATGACGATAGTCTTCCTTTCTCATTGACATCTGCAGCAGAAACATTTGGTCTTAGATTTACAACAGCACCAGCATCCGCTGTAACTCTGTCTATTCATATTGAGTGGGAAGAATATAATACCAAAAGCTAATGAAAATAAATAAGGCATTCACTTACAAGAAAAAGAACAGTACTATTCAGCAGGAAGCACAGCAGATCACCCCTAAATCAGAGCCGGTTGACAAGTCAAAGGGCGATGAAATGAGTGAGGAAGAAGAGAGTAAGCCTGTTAAAAAGCGCAGATTTAGGGTTAAATATAATCCTAAATCGTAGTAAGCGCCTGTAATTTCTTGTGATAAAATGCAACAATAATAGATTTGTTGCATATACCATCTACTAATAAAAATTTATGGCCGAACCTATTGACCAAAACGGGGTAAAGTTTACCCCTGAAAAAGTTATTAATCTTGATGATCTTCTAACACAGACATCAGATAAAACTTCTGAAAATCAGGAACAGGAAAAACCTGAAGAAATTGAAAAAGATGTCAAGCCAGAAGGGCAGGACACTTCTAATGAGGAACCCGCTGAGGCAAAGGATGCTGAACCAGAGTTAAGCGCTGGTGAAGAGACATCAAGCCCAGAGCCTGAATCCAATAATGATACAGATGATATTCCTCTTGATGAGATAACATTTGATCTTGGCGAAGGAAAAGAAATGGGTGCCACTGAACTCCTTGATAAATACACGGAGATATCAGGTGAATTAGAAAAAATAAAGGGAGATGCATTTCTAAATAAGTTTTTGGAATTTTATCAGAGCGGAGGAGATCCATCTGAATTTTTTCAAAAGGCTACTGTGAAATGGGAAGGTGTTGGAGACATTGAATTAATGAAAATGAAATTCAATGAAGAGAATGCAGATCTCGATGAAGATGTTAAACAGATACTATTTGAGCGACAGCTCTTTGATAAGTACTCCATTAATCCAGACGGGACTTTTGAGGACGATGATTCAAGGGAGTCAAAAGTAGGCAAGCAATTACTAAAGCGGGATGCTGTAAAAATTCGCGAAGCCAAAATTGAAGAACAGAAAAATTATCTATTACCTCAAAAGAAAGATGAGAGTCAACAGCAGCAGGCTGCGTATGATCCTGAGAAAGTCCGAGAGGAACTTTTAAAGGATAAGGAAGTTCAGGAATTCGTAAAGAAAAAGTCTTTGCCTATAGGTGATGAGTTTTCTTACGAAGTATCGGATCCAAATAAGGTCATCGGGATGATGGCTAATATAAACGAATTTTGGAACCTTTTCAAAAAACCTGATGGATCCTACGACAAGGCCACCATTGCTAAGGTAATGTCTTTTGCCATGGATCCAAAGAGGTATGATGATCACATACTGAAGTTGGGTAGAGATTCTGGTTCCGAGACCTATATCAAGGAACAAAAGAATACCGTGGAGAGAGGCAAGACCAAGATTGTTGACAAGTCAACCGACAGGGATGAGGTAAGGATTGTTGGCGGCAAGATCGTCAGTGATAATGCAAAAGATGGATTATTAAAGGCATTTGTTGCTCAAAGAAGAAAATAATTTAGTAAACCAAAACCATAAAATAAAATGCCAGTTAATACCATTATAGGTGTAAATACCAAAGATTACATCTCTACCCTTAATTTCCTTGATAAGAGGGATGTCCTCAATCAGGTAATTGACACAACCAACGAGCAAAGTACAATTGTTGACGCAATGCAAATGACAGGACGCGTTCAACTTACAGATGTACCTGACTACTACCACTTTGAAAACCAGTACCTGTTCAAGGCTCCACAGATTGCATCTATAGCTGCATCACCTAATGGAGATGCAAATGCTGAAGATATTCAGTTTACCCTTGTTGATGGAACAGATCCAGACTGGGTACCTGTAGTTGGAGAACTTGTAATGTTCCAGAATAAGAAGATCGCTATTGTTCACACTGTATCAAGTTTGACAATCACCGCATCTCCTTTGGATCAGACATCTCCAATTAACCCAAGTGGTACAGCTATTGTTGCTAACCAGTATGTTATCTTCTTCTCAATGGGTGCAACTGAAGGTTCTGATGATCCTTCAACCCGTAAGTCTGAGTGGGTTCGTTCACAAAACAACGTACAGATTTTCAAGGAGGCAGGTGAAATAACCGATCTTCAGAAGGTTTCTGCTGTAGAAGTTCTCTACAATGGCAAGCCTTATGTAATGTACAAGGTTCAGCATGATGCATATGTTCGTCATAAGATGAAAATTGCAAATGCTCTGATGTTTGGAAGACAGTCTAAGTTGGATGCATCCTCTACCGCAATTGGTGGTAAGGTTTATACAACTCAGGGTCTTCGTAACTACATCTTCTCTGGTGATGGAACAGTTAAAACAACTGGCGGTGTTACCAAGCAGTATACCTCTGGTTCATTGGCAATGGCTGACCTTCGTGACTTCTCACGTAAGTTAGACAAAAACCAAGCGCCTTCAGAGTACTGGGGATATGTTGGTGGTGAACTTTGGGCTGATCTTGACGATCTTCTGACTAAGGATGAGCGTGTGAAGTACGGAATCAATTTTGATTCTTTCGGAAACAGCGATCCTAAGAAGCGTGCAATTGATCTTGGCTTTGATAGCTTTAAGATCTACGGACGTACTTTCCACCTGAGCAAACTTCCTGTGCTTGATCACAAGGGCTTGTTCGGCGCAACAAACTTTGACTTTAACAAGGAAGGATACTTCATCCCAACTGATAAGATCAAGATTGATGCAGGTGGCGGTACTTCAGACCGTATGTTAATGAGAGTTATGGCAGGTGACGGCACCAACTTCTATCCTCACATGGAGACAGTTACAGGTAAGCTTGCACCAGTTCCTACAAACAGCAAGTCTGTGCTGCACGTATCTTACCAGACCATTGCAGGTCTGCAGGTATGCGGTACTGACCACTTCGGTTGCTTGTACGTAACAGCGTAACCTAAATCTTAAGGGGTGGATGTATGAGTCCACCCCTTATTTATTTTTTTTATTTACTAATAAACTTTTATTATGGCTCAAGAAGCAAAACCACTATCATACGCATTTCCCGACTCTTTAAAGAGAACACTTAAAAAGGGAGAGTACGCGTGCTACCAACTTGTAGATGTATATTACAAGGATGGAAAATTCTCCGGAAGAACAGCCGGAATTCCAAATAAAGATATCGTATACGACAAAGAGGGTAACCTCACACCAATTGCATTTGTTGAAGGATACAATCCAGACGGATTACCAATTCTTGGTAACATCTGGTTTTCAATAGAATCAGAGTGTATGATTCTTTGCACATCTGGAGCAAAGCAGGCCAGCCTTTATAATTTCTTAGAGGTTAGCAACTACAACGAAAGCAATCCAGATCGTGATCCAAACATTCGCCCAGTGTATCGTAGAATTGACTCTATGAATAATGCGAAGCAGACAAGAGGAGAGAGAACTGAGCGAGTTGCTGCACTTAGAGTTGCGATCGGAATGAGCAATGAAGAGATTGAAAAATTCATTGCATCTAATTCAAAGAGCGTCCCTATTAAGATTGTCAATACACCAGACGGAAACAGAGACTGGGAGGCAATGCGAGATGGACTTGAAAGGTGGGCAGAAAAAAACCCAGCCAGATTCATGTCTCTTACTGAAAGCAAGACGGCATCTAACGATGACGAAATCAAATCACTTATTGACTTTGGAGTTAAGGAGAATCTAATTGGATTCGATAGCGAAACCAAGAGTTGGTATGGCGCAAATGGAAAGCCATTCCTTACAGCCAAGTCAATTAAGAATGATATCCATAAAAGCGAATTGATATCCTACATAAAAAGTCCTAATGGGCTAAGGATATACGAAAAGCTAAAGGAGGCTAAAAAGCAAGATAAATAATAGAGAGGCTGGGAAACCAGCCTTTTTCTTTGTTTACCATTTTAGATTCATACATTTACCTCCATGAAGACTATCGGTTATATAGTTGATACAATTGAGATGACGCTCAGAAAAGAGCGTAGGGGCATCTTAAAAAAATCTCAAATTCAAACTGCAGTTAGAGTTGGAGTAAACAACTTCTTTAATAAGCAGCTTGCACAGTATAGAGTTACTGGATTTGTTCCAACCCCACTTCAGCCATTTGTAAGCACTGTAACTCTATCACTAACATCTGGAGCGACACCTGTTCCGGAGAACTTTAGTAAGGAGATAACATTTTATATACCATCTGTAAATAGCAATCCAGCAGTATTCATGAACAGGGCTGAGTTTCAGGAAAGAAACAACTCTGTATTAATGCCGCCATCAGAGTTAGATCCAGTTGGTATTATTGAAAATAACTATATTTATGTAAGGCCAATCAATACATCCACAATAAGTTTCACATATATAAAGAAACCAACAGATGTAGTTATAGGAACAACTGCTTCTATAGATGGAAGAAGTCTTGTGTATAACGATGCAACAAGTACAGACACAGAGTTCTATGTAGAGTATTCTCCTGACATAATTAAGGAGGCATTACAATTCTTAAGTGTACCACATCAGGATCCTAATGCGGCACAATTGGCACAAACAACAAATGAGTAATGGCAACAAGAGTATCTATATCAGAACAAATACAGCTACAGTATAAACGCGCCATAGGTTTAAAGGATGACGCAAAGAACTCTATTGATAGAAGAGAGATATTTCCTCTTATCAATCAGGTTGCCAATGAACTTTTAGGAGCAGTTATTCAGGCTGGATTTAAGTCTGGTGGACTACAGATACCATCTGGAACTCTTGCCACATACGGTAACTGCGAGGTTTTATCTGAGAATGGAAGGTATTATGTAGTTATACCTGTATATCCAATGAGTCTTCCAAGAAACATTGGCGTATATAGCATAGTTCCACAGACTGGATCTCCGCTTGTAGATGGAACTCCGTACATACCAATTACTCAGGAAGACTGGGACTTATTAAGTATTGCAGATATTAATAATTCTGGAATGCTTGAAGGTCAGACAGCATTCTATGTTGAAGGCAAGAAGGCATTCTTCACAAAGCAGCCATCATCCGTAGTCAAGATTAAATTAGTTATTAGTGATCCAAGTCTTATTGGTGATAGCGATCCATATCCTATTACGCCAGAAATTGAGACAGCACTTATTGAGAGGATTGTTAATATACTCAAATCAAATACGGCAGGACAAATACATCCAAACCCACAAGATAGATAATGGTAACTATAACACTTGATGAGGTAATAAGAAAGACGCTGAGTAAGACTGGGCTTCCTCTACACTACTATATTAAATATTTAATCATAGCAAGAGACGGACTTAAGGAACTTAACTTTGCCATATTACCATCAGCCACAACAACAAAGCTTACTCTTGATTCAAAAATGGAGGCTACTCTTCCAAATGACTTTGTAGGGGAGGTTGCAGTATATAAGGCTGAGGGAGATAAGATGATAGAACTACCTCACAACTACGCTGTCAGTAGCTATAACTCTGCCACAGCATTTGATGTTGTCGAATCTGTTTCTTCTACCGGATCAATATTTCCACTGTACGCAGACCACTTTAGAAGTGATGTTGGAAGACAGTTTGGTCAGGTGTTTCCGAGAGTTAATGGTTACAGGATAATACCAGAAATAAATAAGATTAGGATAGATAACACATCAGATTTAACTGAGGTTTATATAAAATATGTTACGCTACCACAGCTTGTTAATAACAAGACGCTGATACATCCATTCATTGAACCGGCGATAGTTGCGTATATAAATTGGCAGGTGGCACAGTATGCCGGAACAAATGATATGGCATTTAAAAAGAATGAATACTATAACCAGAGAAGGCTTGCTAAGTCAAATCTAAGCAGGATAAATATAGCAGATATACTGTCCTCATTCAGAATATACCACAACCAATCTGTTAAGATGTAATGGAGATATCAAAAGTATTTACTGGTAAGCTAAATCTTGACAATGTAATTGAGGCCGTCCCAGAGGGTGATTACACATATCTTCTTAATGGTGTAATAGGAACTTCAAAAGATGGAAAGCGTGGATCTGTTGAGAACATGATGGGGACATCATCTTTGACAGGAACTGCTGATCTCGATTTAAACAGTTTGTGTATTGGTGGCTGTAGAGACGCTAAGACAAATGATTATTATTTATTTTTCTATAACTCTGTTGCAGCTAAAAATACTATTGTTAAGGTAACAGTAAATAATAATAGTGGAACTATTACCTATTCTGTGTCAAAGGTAATGACTTGGTCTGGCCTTAATTTCACACAATTCAATAGGGTTGAGTCTTGCTATGTAAATGGTTATCTATACTTTACAGACAATATAAATGGAATAAGGGGATTCAATGTTGCAAATTATACATCCAATGCGCCAACGAGTGAGGAAGATATAGCGCTAATTAAGAGAGGAGGAATATACGCTCCAACAGCGGTAAAAGAAACTGTGTCCGGTTTGTCATTAAACCTTATTGAAAAGACAGACTTTCAGTTTGCATACCAGTATGTTTATGATGATGGACAGATATCCGTACTTTCTCCGTACAGTAAACTTGTAAGAAGAAATACAGCAGCAGAATCATTAATTCCATATAACGGAATAAGAGTTTCGTTAACAGAAAGCGTACCAGCCTTAGTTAACGAGGTTAGGTTTGTTGTGAGGGTTGGTAATTCAGGATCATTCCAATACATAGGATCTATAAAGAGAAGTAGTGGTGTATTTGCCACAGATAATATACTGTTCTTAAACA